GGTATCAGCCGCCGCCTTTCAGCTTGGCTCTTTGTTTGATCGCAACGAGTATCCTGATGCAGAAGATCTACGCGCAAAGTTCAAGTTCCGTTACGCAATCTGCCCTCTCCCCACGGCAAATGATTTCCGCATCCAAGCCGGAGAGGATGTTAAACGGGAGCTGGCCGGTCAATACGAAGAGTATTTCAATAACAAGTTACAGGATGCGATGAAAGATTTGTGGGGGCGCCTTCACGAAGTGTTGACTCACATGAGTGCAAAGTTAGCCGATGCACCTGCCCCTCGCAAGATGAAGGACGGTGGCGATAACTACACGCAGATCTTCCGCGACTCACTAGTCACTAATGCGTTGGATCTCTGTTCGCTGCTGACAAAATTGAACGTGACTAATGACCCTCAGTTAGAGGACGCACGCCGTAAGTTGGAGAAGGCTATCGCAGGTCTTGATGCTGAGGTGATCCGTGACTCTGACACTATCCGTCATGATGTTAAGCGTAAGGTTGACGAGATTCTGTCGGCGTTTAACTTCTAAGGTGATGCCATGACCCCACTCATACAGGAGTTTATAAAAGATTCGTTAGACGAAGGTAACTATCCTCCCGATTTGTTTAAGTGGTTTGATATCTCTGACGTAAAAATTGAAAGGGTAGGAGAGTACTTTGCTGACAAACTAAATTTTAGTTTTTTAGATAACCCTCTGCCGTTCGACAAAGTAGCAGTCGTTACGGTAGATAGCGATGGTAGTAAAGCATCCATAGCCTTATGCAAAGATCATAAACTTAAGGTAGAGGGGATCTTAGTAATCACAACCATTAAGCATATAGAGGGAAACACATACGACCTTACCCCGTTCGTTTATCGAATTGTTGATCGAGATGATGGTAGCCAAGATATTGATGTGGTCCCTATTGATAATAAGGGACAGGCGCTACCCGAAGACTCATTCGACGAGAAGGAAAAGCAGTGCGTACATACTTGCATGGGGTATGTCGCTACGTTCCTTGATTCTTTACAACACAGGTCAATGACTTATCACGAGCCACTCCGAAGAAGTAACCACGCCAAACGGTTAAGGCAAGGTAAGAAACCGCTGTATGACTGGCGCACCGTAGTAATTGAACCCGCTAAACCTAAGCGAGAACATCAGGGTGGTACTCATGCAAGTCCGAGACACCACGAACGTCGGGGGCATTGGAGGCAAATGAAGAAGTCAGGTAAACGTGTTTGGGTAAATAGTTGCAAGGTGGGCAGTCCCGCTAACGGTATTGTCTTTCACGATTACAAAGTAAAAGGAGCCGCATGATGGAATACGCATGGTTATTTGCAGGAATGGGGACTTGGATTGTGTGGTTGCAGTATCGCAATTACAAGTTAAGAAGAGCGATTACAGGTGTCTTAATAATGATGGAAAAAGTCATCAATGAAGAAGTTATCATGCGCCCCACTAAAGACGGGTTCGAGATCGTAACCAAGAAACCTAATGTCTGACATTAAGTTTATAGGAGAGTGACATGCAATATAAAACACCATTAAATATGTTTGTGCCTGAGTTGCAGGAAATCTTGAAAGAGTTTGCCCGTAAGAGCCATGCAGTAAACCTGATCGTGCAGGGTAGATCGCCACAGATAAGAGCATCAGGTGATAATCCGGGTGACCCAATCATAGAAGATAACTTCAAGATTGCTATGTTCGTTGACCCTAGATTTCCTGAGCGGCTTGATAAATCTGAGCGTATTGGTTCGGTAGAGATTGGTTACCCGCCGGGTAGTGACAAGCAGACTTACATCGTGCGGTCACGGTTAATCAAGAACGAGAAGTATCGTCGAGGTTCATCAGACTATAACTCTAAGTCATCTAACAACGTATCTAAAGTTGTTAAGACGATGGTAGAGAACATCGTGCCGTTCCGATACACCGAGATCTTTGACTTCCAATATTCCCGTACCCGTGATTTGGTGGGTGACTGGCGTGGTGAGTTATACAACACGGGTAATGCAGGGTGGAATGTGTACTCTGAGGATTTGTACTCTGAACTTAGACATCTAGTAAACATCGGAGTGCAGTTTAAAACCGAGCGGTTTCAGAAACTTGCCATGCACATCAAAGACTACGAGGAACATAAACAGCGTAGTCAACAACCCGTTGCGGTGCATCATGTATTTGTCAATGGTTCACGGGTGGCGGTGACTGCCAAGGTTATGGATGGATTTAACTCATATCGAGAGGTCAGGTCTACGGTTACCTATGACTCGCTTGAATCGTTGCCAGAAAATTTATTGGCTAACGTATCACTGCTTAAGATCTTAGGTGAAGGGGCGAACAAGATCATGCGGGGGGTTGGGTTTAGGGTTTCCGACAATGAGTTTTTTGTGATGGAACCACTTGCGAATAATTCAAATGCGTAGTTATAATCCGACTATGGATGTAGAAATTGCGGCTAGATTAGAGATGCAACCCGATGGTACGGGGCGAGTGACAAGCGTCTACGGTGAGTTAGATGTGGACATTCCCCCAATGCCTGCCTTGATGGAATCCAAGTACGCCATGCTCAAGCTATGCGAGAAGGGTGCGCGGGTTCCTGATATCGGCAAGCGTCAGTCGGACAAGATCTTTTACTTGTGGTTTAGCCCCGATGAATTAAAGCAAGTAGTTCAGGAGATCAACGAAATCAAATGTCAAAAAACAACGTAACGAAGTGGATGGTAGATCAGTTGGTCAAGCCCGAAGTTCAGGTAGAAATAATCGAGTACTACGAGGGCGTGCCTATGGATTCGATCCGGTTAGCATGGCCCTTCAAGACCGACGAAGAACGGGCGGTGATACAGAAGTTCCTGAAAGCTAAGTACAAGACGGAACGTATCAAGAAGTTAAGTGTGGCTGAGAAAGCCCCTTTCTAGGAGAGTGATATGAAAGAGTTAATAGACTTCAAAAAGATTTGGGATTGGATGGTTCAGCGATGGCGCAATTCGTTCGGAAGCATCGTGTTTGCTGTGCTGGCTTTCGTGGTTGGGATGGTAACACAGGAGAAGTTAATAGTTGATGACTGTAAGTTCATGGGTTCGTTCCGTGATGGGATCCAAACATATAACTGCACACAGAGGGTGAGATGATGGAATTACTTTATGAATTTACTATGTTCTTCTTTGGATACTTTGTTGGGAGCCTGATGAAATGAAAAAATTTCTAGTAGCTTTACTAATGGTGCCGACGATGGCGCACGCTGAGTTTTTAACTGGTAACGATCTGTACGCACGGATGACGCACACCGATGCTTGGTGGCGTATGTATGCCTTGGGTTATGTTGTTGGGGTGTATGACGTTGGAGTTCACATGTACTTCTGCCCCGGACGAGAAACCAACATTTCGGCAGGGCAAGTGCGGGACATAGCAGAACAATTCCTTGCCAATAATCCGGGGCTACGGGACAAGAGCGCAGACAGTCTAATCCGTGAGGCGTTAAGCCGTGTGTGGCCCTGTGCTAGTAGGAGAGGCGCGTGATGAACGAGTCAAAAGCAAAAGTTGAATTTAGTAACGGATTTGTTATTAAGAGCATGGAACTGCGTGATTACTTTGCGGCGAGGGCTATGCAAAACTTGATAGATGTCCATCGAGAAATGTTTATGGATTACACACACGATGACTGGTTCGATGATGCTTTTCCAAATATCGCAAACGAAGCCTACGCATTAGCAGACGTCATGATGAAAGCGAGAGATAAAAAATGACTACTCTAATAGACGAGGCTTGTTGGGATCGGGGTTGTCCGTGCCATGACGACCGAGAAAGCAAAGGGGTTGCGGTTGTAGAAAAGAAGGAATGGGTTGGGCTGACGGATGAAGAAATACAAGACATCAGACTCAAAACATTGGACAGCGTGGCGACAAATTATGAAGCATACCGAGCCATTGAAACCAAACTAAAGGAGAAGAACACGTGAAAAATAAGCAAACAGTGTCATTTATTAATTGTTTTGATTCGTTTTCCGTGGCTCAAGACATGGCGAAAACATTTAATAATCCGTCAATTATTCTGCATATGCATTACGGTAACAAGGAATTGTTTGCTATCTGTGGGCAAGAAGCCCTCACTATGATCAGTGAAACTTTTTCAGACGAAGTACTAAAGGAAAAGAATGGTGGCTAGAAAGGGTCAAGTCTACGATATGGTTAAGAAAGCAGGAGACAAGGTGCTTGGCACTAAGTTTTGCTTCAGTTGCCAACGTCATAGACCAATTGAAACAGGTAAAGTTTTTCAACGTAAAGGCAGTAAGGTATGGCGGTGCGCAGAGTGCGCTGTCAAGATGAATCATGCGGGGTTTACGAAGGAGAGACAAAATGGGTGACGGTGGTAAGGGGTCTGCGCCAAGACCTTTGGGTGTGGATTGGGATAAGTTTGAAAGCGCATGGGACAAGATCTTTGGAGAAAAGAAAATCAAGGTGAGCGGTGTGCCTTACGAAGTGAAGCCCGAAGATATCTGTTGCCACGGTGACTGCAACGAAGGTCGTGACTGTCCTTTGCGGAAGGAAGACAAATGAAATACATATTTATCTTGCTAGTAATCGCGGTTGCCGCGTTGTGGATTCCACACCGTATGGAACAGGAATACGCTAGGGGTGTTGCCGAGGGTAAGCGTACGGCGTTTAACACTAACCCCGTGTCTCAAGAATTAGAGTTGGCGTGCGCGGCGTTGTGGGTTGGTGATCAAACTAAGAAGGCACAGGCTAAAGAAAATGCTCGATGATTTAACCCCAAGCGAAGCAAAGATCTATAAGTACTTACTAGATCATGTAACCCCGGTGACTGCCGAGAGACTGTGCAAACACTTTCTGATTAGTCAAAGCAACGTAAGTAGGTCGCTTACCAAACTTATTCAGCTTGGGTTAGCGGAAGTTAGTAGGACTGGAAAAATTAAATTTTATAGGGCAAAGGTATGACTCCTGAAGCAAGAGTGAAGAAGGCTGTAAAGAAGTTGTTAGATGATCGTGGGGCGTACTATTTTATGCCTGCTACGGGTGGCTACGGTCGAAGCGGTGTGCCCGATATTGTTGGGTGCTACAAAGGTATCTTCTTTGGGATTGAGTGCAAGGCGGGAGACAACACACCGACTGCGTTACAGATCCGAGAACTAGACAAAATCCAAATGCACGAGGGTTATATAGCCATTATCAACGAGAAAAACTTACTACAAGTGGAGGTGATGCTTGACTGTATCGAAGCAGAGCGCAATACGCCGGAAGACTAGAAGGAAGTGCCCACAAAAGGCACGACACATTCAGTTAGTACGGATATTGGAGGGGCACTGGGGGCTTTCCGTAAAACAGATTGCTAGGCGTATGAAGGTATGCGTGTCTAGCGTCAGGAAGTACCTGCTACCGCTAATTCAAAACAAAACCGTGGTCATAAACTTTAAACACCGAGATGTAACTTTCGGTAGACCAGTACACTATTACGCACTTAAGAGGAAAAAATGAAACTTACAGACTTGGTAAACACCCTATATTCAATCCGTGACGAGTTTGATTTAGACTGGATCGACTTGCAGTTGCTATCCGCATGCCAAGGTCGATGGAACGAGAACCGGACTATCCGTATTACAGACTTGGTGCGTGACTATAAGATCGCTTCTCCTGCAACCATTCACTACCGCGTAGCACAAGATCTTGTCAAGAAGCGTATGGTCAAGCTACAACCTAACCCCGAAGATGCGCGTGAGAAGTTTGTCGTTGAAGGCCCGGCACTCAAGAAACTCTACAAGTATCTAGGGGGTCGCTAATGGAAGAGACACATGTATCCGAAACGATACAGATGCTGATTGAGCGGATGGAAACACACCCTGACGAGTTTGTCCGGGAGACTTGGGATCCCGTTCAGTACAGTGCTTGGGATGACGAGCCGTTTGCAGGAACACGGTGGGGTAAGCTGATCAAAGCCACGATGATGTCGGGTAAAGGGGTAATCTTTACTGAAGCAGAAGTCGAGAAACTACAAGCCGCCTATCAGAAGCTATTGCACTCCCGCATGGAAGCGTGCATCGTTAAAGAACTTATTGACGGTAACGTGCTGAAGGAGATGGAGTTTAGGGACAAGCAGATGGAGTTGCCGTACGTTAGGGGTATAGCCGCAGGCGCAAGCCCAACTCCAATCGTCAAATATTCAGGCGAAGACCCGGTGCTGGTAGCACAGCAGATGGAAAAAGAAAGACTAGATTACTTAGTCAAAGTATTACACGGGCAGAAAATTACAGGAACTTAAGAGTGATCATTACATTAGATTTTGAGACTTACTACGACAGGGAGTTTTCGTTATCCAAGCTGACTACTGAGGAATACGTACGCAGTGACAAGTTTGAGGTTATCGGAGTAGGCGTCAAGGTTGATGACGGAGAAACGGAGTGGTGCGCAGATGATGTTGAAGCGTTCTTACAGAAGTTTGATTGGGCTAATAGTTTGGTTCTTGCCCACAATACTCTTTTTGACGGGGCTATTCTTTCTTGGCGCTATGGTATTAATCCTAAAGGTTGGCTAGATACCCTGTGCATGGCGCGTGCTAAACACGGGGTGGAGGTTGGCGCAAGTCTTGCGTTCTTGGCTAAGAAGTACGAACTGGGTGAGAAGGGCACCGAGGTTATCAATGCCTTGGGTAAACGCCGTAAAGACTTCTCTCCTGAAGATCTTGCTAGTTATGGTGAGTACTGCCGTAACGACGTAGACCTGACCTACGAGTTGTTCCATATACTTAATGCTGACTTTCCCGCTAGAGAACTTAGGGTTATCGACTGCACCTTGCGGATGTTTACGCATCCGACTCTGATGCTAGACCTGCCCCTGCTTGAGCAACATCTACACGATGTCAAGATCAAGAAAGAGAAGTTGCTTGAAGCGGCGGCGGCAAACCGGGACGATCTGATGTCCAATGACAAGTTTGCAGAACTGCTCAAGGCTTTGAAGGTTGACCCCCCGCGTAAGATCAGCGCAACCACAGGTAAGGAAGCATGGGCGTTTGCTAAGACGGACGAAGCGTTCAAGGAACTGGCATCGCACTCTGATCCCCGCGTACAGACTTTGGTCGCGGCTAGGCTTGGAAACAAAACTACGCTTGAAGAAACACGTACGCAAAGGTTTATTGATATTGCGAAGCGTGGGCGTATGCCCGTCCCGTTAAAGTACTACGCGGCTCATACTGGTCGGTGGGGTGGCGATGACAAGGTGAACCTGCAAAACCTGCCAAGCCGTGGTCAGAACGCAGGGAAGTTAAAGAGCGCAATCTGTGCGCCTAGTGGATACGTACTAATTGATGCGGATTCATCGCAGATCGAAGCCCGAACCGTTGCTTGGTTGTCGGGGCAGATGGATCTAGTCGATGCGTTTGAGAAAGGCGAAGATGTATACAAAATTATGGCATCAGCAATCTATGCGAAAGAAGTTGACGAGATTACAAAGGATGAGCGGTTTGTCGGAAAGACAACAATCCTTGGTGCTGGATATGGCATGGGGGCTAACAAGTTTCGCGCACAGCTTAAGACCTTTGGGGTTGACGTCGAAGAAGACGAAGCCAAGCGGATCGTTGATGTTTATCGACAGACTTATGACAAGATCCCCGCGCTATGGAAACAAGCACAAAGCGCACTTGATGCTATCCTCACGAATCGAACTGCTAAGGTGGGCAACTACCCCGACGCTGTTAGTGTCGAAGGACGTGAAGGTATCCGATTACCGTCCGGGTTGCTACTACGATATCCCGACCTCGCTAAGGATTCTGAAGGCCAATACGCCTATAAAACCCGTGCTGGACTCACCAAGATCTATGGGGGAAAAGTTATCGAGAATGTTTGCCAAGCAGTAGCGCGGTGCATCATAGCCGAGCAGATGCTACGTATTAACAAGCGGTATAAGGTGGTGCTGACCGTCCACGATGCGGTGGCTTGCATAGCCCCAAAAGACGAGGCAGAATCTGCCGTCAAATATGTGGAAGAATGTATGCGCTTTAGACCTGACTGGTGTAAAGATCTACCCTTGAATTGTGAAGTTGGTTACGGAGAGAATTATGGTGAAACCTAATATGGATTACACAGGGCACTACCTAGAAGCCAATCGGCGTATGAAAGTCCTGTATGACCTGCTAAACAAAAAGCAGTTACCGGAAGCTAAGAACGAAGTGCTTGAGATTATTACTGATCTGCGGATGGTTCACACGGCGCTTATTGCGAATGAAAAATAACTACACTTGGTCGTACTCATCGCTTTCGCTGTTTCAGCAGTGTCCTAAGAAGTACTACCACTTAAGAGTGGTCAAGGATCACAAAGAACCTGAGACTGATGCCCTGATGTACGGCAAGCAGTTGCACGAAGCGGCTGAGTTTTACATTGGAAAAGGCACTCCCCTGCCCCCGCAGTTTGCGTTCATCAAAGACATACTGGATCTCTTAAAGTCATTAGGTGAAGGCGGGGAGTTCTTCTGCGAATACAAGATGGGGCTAACACGGGACTTGGAGCCGTGTGACTTCTTCTCTAAAGATGTTTGGTGGCGAGGGGTGGCTGATCTAGTAATCATAAAAGATAAGAAAGCCTATCTAATAGATTACAAAACCGGGAAGTCGTCCCGGTATGCCGATACCAAGCAGTTGGAGATCATGGCCCTAGCCCTGTTCAAACACCGCCCTGACCTAGAACTTGTTAAGGGTGGCCTTCTGTTTCTCCTGGCAAACGACTTTGTGAAGGTCGATTACGAGGGTAGTCAGCAGGCAGAGCCGTGGGTAAAATGGATCAACGAGACCAAGCAGTTGGAAGCGGCCTACGAGAACGATGTTTGGAACCCCAAACCTAACTTCTCCTGCAAACAGTACTGCGCGGTCGTGAACTGCATCCACAATGGGAAGAACCACTGATGCCTTACACAAAGTCACCGCGCCCATACAAACGGGAGTATGCGTTACAGAAAGCCCGTGGCGAACACGAAGATCGCATGGAGCGTCAGCGGGCACGACGTGCGTTAGACAAGAAACATAAAGATGCTAACGGTAACGGCAAGGCTGATATCCGTGAAGGCAAAGATGTACATCACAAGAAAGCACTATCTAACGGCGGTTCTAACAAAGATGGTGTGAAGGTTGTATCACCGAGTGCGAACAGATCGTTTCGTCGCAACGCACAAGGAAAATTAGTTTCAGAAGTTAGCAAACGCGAAAAGAAAAAGTAGTAGACTTTAAGCAGTAGCAGTTTTACATTAGAGGTAGTTGGTCGGGCTGAAAGTGAAAACATCACTTTCGGCCTATCGGCGTCTTGGTGGAGAGTGAAATGACAGAAGAAGAATTCCGGGCAGTGCTAAAGGTGTACAACCCGGATGCAAAATTAGAAGTTAAGTCAGAAGTGATTTGGACTGTGACTGCGCTAATACCGCAAGAGGGTAGCCGTCCTATGGGGTTTTGGACTTCTAGTTCTGATAAAGAGTTGGCTTTGGAAGATTTGTCTTGGCAGTTGTTTGGGCCAGTAGAGGATTCGGACGCAGATGCAGATACTAGAAAATAAAGCACTGCTACTGCGGGTCAAAGAACCCAACCGTATCACTACGGTCATTCCAAAGAGCAAGGTGCTTGATACTGGTGAAGTGCTAGTCAAGTGGGGTTTGGAAGAAGCACAGGTGCTGAAGAATCTACGCATCAAGAACGTGCCTTCACCGATCATCGCGCATTACGATTGGCCCGGACTCTACAAACCATTTGCGCATCAGAAGACAACCGCAGAGTTCTTAACACTACATCGCCGTGCGTTCTGCTTTAACGAGCAAGGTACAGGCAAGACAGGTAGTGTTATTTGGGCGGCTGACTACCTGATGAAGTTAGGTTTGATCAGACGTGTGTTGGTACTATGCCCGTTGTCGATTATGGAATCAGCATGGGTTAACGACTTGTTCCGATTTGCTATGCACCGCACGGTTCAGGTAGCGCACAGTTACTCACGAGACAAACGAATCAAAGCGGTTAAGTCTGATGCTGAGTTTGTTATCTGTAACTTTGATGGGCTTGAGATCGTCAAGGATGCAGTCAACGAAAGCGACTTTGATCTGATCGTAGTTGACGAAGCAAACGCCTATAAGACTGTATCCACAAAGCGGTGGAAAACACTTAACTCAGTTATTAAACCAAGCACATGGGTGTGGATGCTGACTGGTACACCTGCGGCTCAGGCACCTACCGATGCGTATGGACTTGCAAAGATTGTCAACCCGTCAGGTGTACCGCGTTTCTTTGGGTCGTTCAAAGACCAAGTGATGCAGAAGATCACGCAGTTTAAATGGGTTCCCCGCCCACGGTCGGAAGACATTGTGCATCAGGTTCTGCAACCTGCCATTCGATTTACCAAAGAAGAGTGCCTTGATTTGCCGGACATGACATACGTTACCCGCAAGGTTCCCCTCACCGCACAGCAAGAAAAGTATTACGAGACTATCCGTAAACACATGGTGGCAACTGCGGCAGGCGAGGAAATTACTACGGTAAATGCGGCAGCAAACCTTAACAAACTACTACAACTCTCATGCGGTGCAGTCTATTCCGATAGTGGAGAGGTCATAGCATTTGACGCATCAAACCGCATTGAGGCATTGAAGGAAGTTATCGACGAAGCAAGCCACAAGGTTATCGTGTTCGTGCCCTACCGCCACGCTATTCAGATCGTCAACGAAGAACTTAGGAAGTCCGGGTACACCACTGAAATCATCAGCGGAGCTGTAAGTGTAACGGCACGTACTGATATCTTTGCACGCTTTCAAACCGAGCCAGATCCAAAGGTGCTTGTCATTCAGCCACAGGCGGCATCTCATGGAGTTACGTTGCACGCCGCAAACGTGGTGGTGTACTGGTCGCCCGTGATGTCTGTAGAAACTTATTTACAGGCGAACGCACGAGTGCATAGAGCCGGTCAGCGTAACCCATGTACCGTAGTACATCTTCAGGGATCTCATGTTGAGAAGCGGATGTACTCGATGCTTGAGGCGAAGGTGGACATTCATACTAGGGTTGTCGATCTCTACAAAAATTTGATCGAAGAGACTTGACAAAGTAAAATCCTGTAATTAGTATTATCAAACATAACTATTAGGAGAGTGAAATGGAAGATGTATCAGCAGATAAGCTGGTCAAGGCTTACATAAAAATCCGCGACAAACGCAAGCAGTTAGCGGACGAGTACGAAGCCCAAGATAAAGAACTGGAAGAGTCGCTCGATGCTATTAGTGAGAAGCTACTCGAAGTCTGTAAAGCAACGGGTGCCGATGGGTTCAAAACTGAGTTTGGTACGGTATCACGTCGTGTCTCAAAACGGTTTTGGACAAACGACTGGCACTCTTTTCACAAGTTTCTACTGGAGCATGGCACTCCTGAATTGTTGGAAAAGCGTATTGCGCAGGCCAACATGGCTACGTTCCTTGAAGAAAACCCCGATTTGCTTCCACCGGGGCTAAATGTGGATAGCAAATACACAATCTCAATTAGGAGAAAAACGTGAGTGACTTGACATTACTTAGTCAGAACCTTCCCGCGCACCTGCGTGAAGTAGAAGTTGATGAAACAACCAAAGCCCTGATGGGTGGCGGTGGCGGTGCAAAGCGTATCTCTATCGAAGGCGGCGTATGGCGTATGCTCGTCAACGGTAAAGAAGTTGCACAGAACGAAGATCGGTCAATGAATGTGGTTATCGTTGCCGCCGCTCCCAAGGTATCCCGTACGTTCTACGCAGGTACCTACAAAAAAGGCGTTGCTACGGCCCCCGATTGTTGGTCGCCTGACGGTGAAGTGCCTGATCCAAAGGCAAAGAACCCCCAGTCCAAGACCTGTAAAGACTGCCCACAGAACATCAAGGGTTCCGGACAGGGCGATAGCCGTGCATGCCGCTTCTCTCAGCGTCTAGCCGTAGTGCTTGAGAACGATATCGGTGGAGATGTTTATCAGTTGTCGTTGTCGGCTACGTCGATCTTTGGTGAGGGACAACCCGGAAAGTGGCCTCTGCAGACTTACGCCAAGATGATTGGTAGCAAGGGCGTGCCTATTACATCCGTCGTGACCGAGATGCGATTTGACACAAACAGTTCCACCCCGAAACTGACTTTCAAGCCAGTACGGTTCTTGGAGACTAGCGAGTTTAACGCCGCCGTATCTAAGGGTAAAACCGCAGATGCAATTAAGGCAATTACCATGACTGTATCGCAGGCTGATGGTGTAGACTCAGAAGTTCACACTGAAGAAACACCAAAGATTGAAGCACCAAAAGAAGTCAAAGCGGAGGCCGTTGAGGAACCAGTAAAGCGTGCAAGCAAAAAAGAAGAAGCGCCTGCACCAAAGAAAGATCTCAACAAGATCCTTGAAGAGTGGGATGACAATTAATCATGGCACGAGGCTATACAAAGAAGTTCATCACTATCGTGAACAATGCGGACCAAACCAAGTTAGGAGTTCAGCTTGCGCAGGTCTGCATCAAAAACGATATCCCGGTGATTGATGTGGCCGACTTCCTGAAAGTTACCCGCGTGACGGTGTATCACTGGTTCAAAGGTGAAACAAATGTTTTACAGAAGTACAAAGAAACGGTAGAGAAGTTGATTACCAAACTGAGTACTTAAACGGTTTAAGGAGGCTAGGGGGCACCCGAAAAGGGTAGTCCGCCGTCCTATCCCTGCCTACCTTATTTATAGACGGCGCATTGAATGATGGCGGCTATGCTTTCTAGGATAGATTTTCTTTCTCTAGTTTTACCACCGACAGGACAATACTGTGTGGTGGGTCTGAATAAAGACAAAAAGCCAAAGCAGATTTTCGTAGAGTCGATTCAAGAGGTAAGCGACTACGCTGATGCCATGGTGCATAAGGGGTACGATGCCTATTTCGCCTTGGCTAGTTTCCAGTCCCCGACCGAGGGGCGCACGGTTGCAAACGCAGATCAACTTAATTCGTTATTCGTAGACATTGACTGCGGCCCCAACAAAGCCTACCAAGACCAATCCGAAGGTATGGAGAGTCTGATTGATTTTCTATCCTCAACCAATTTACCCAAGCCCACTGCCGTAGTTAATTCGGGGCGCGGCCTACACGCATACTGGGTGTTTGAGCAACCGCTAGGCAAGCAAGAGTGGAAGCCTATCGCTGAGCGGTTCAAAGCCCTGTGCCAAGAACATAAGTTTGAAGCTGACCCGGCAGTTACCGCAGACGTTGCACGCATCTTGCGCATACCCGACACGCTGAACTTCAAAGACCCAACCAATCCGTTATCTACTAAGGTGTTAGTGGCTGGCAAGCGGGTGAACTTAGAGTCATTTACATCGAAGCTACCTGCACCCGATTTGTTTGAGATACCGGGGCAGAGGCCAAACGTCCGTCAAATGGACCCGATGACTTTGGCGCTGATGGGTAACTACCAGTCTAAATTCAAGACTATTCTAATTAAGTCGTTAAACGGAGAAGGTTGTGAACAGATTGCTAACGCGTTTAGGAATCAAGGAGTACTCGAAGAACCTCTATGGAGAGCCGCTTTATCCATCGCGCAACACTGTGTCGATGGACCAGTTGCTATACATAAACTCTCATCTGATCATCCCGGCTACAGTGCGGAATTCACTATTAGGAAAGCCGCAGAAACCAAAGGGCCGTACACCTGCGACACATTCAGGAAACTCAACCCAACAGGATGCCAAGATTGCACGCTCAAAATATCTTCCCCGATCCAAATTGGAAGAGAGATTGTCGAAGCCTCAGAAGAAGATAACACTGTCACCCATGTTGAAGAAGTTACTAAAGAACCAACAACCTACGTAATCCCAACCTATCCGTTCCCATTCTTCAGGGGCAAGGTAGGGGGCGTTTACAGACGGGCAGATCCCAACAAAGAAGACGACAAAGATGAACTGATCTACCCGTATGATTTTTACGTGGTCAAGCGAATCCACGACCCGGAGGACGGTGAGACATTGCTGATGCGACTGCATCTGCCAAAAGACGGAGTAAGAGAATTCATCATGCCGCTGAGTGCGGCACTATCTAAAGAGAAGTTTGTAGGAACAATCGCACTGCAAGGTATGGCGGTGCTTGGCAAGAAACAGGACATTCTTATGGGGTACGTTACACGTTGGGTAGAAGAACTACAGGCCATGAATAAATCCGAGATTGCACGTAAGCAGTTTGGCTGGCTTGAGGACAATAGCGCCTTCATCGTTGGGGATAGAGAGATCCAATCGGATGGGAATGTTGGATACAGTCCACCTACTAGCACCACCCTGCCAATCATTCCGGCTATGAAACCAAGAGGTGATTTCCATGTGTGGAAAGACGTTATCAATGCCTATGCACGGGAAGAGATGGCTAACCGGGCTTTCGCTTTCTTTATGGGTTTTGGTGGCCCCCTGATGAAGTTTGTTGGCGGCGGGATGCTGGACGGGTTCCTGCTGAATCTAGTCAGTCAGAAGAGCGGATCGGGTAAAACCACCCTGCTACATGCAGTCAACTCGATCTACGGCAACCCCAAAGCCCTGATGCTGTCTTACAAAGACACCCACAACCACCGCCTTCAGCGCCTGGGGACCATGCAGTCCATGACCCCAACGATTGACGAGTTAACCAATCTAGAGCCAAAAGCCATGGGCGCCTTGGTTTACGACATCACATCAGGCAAGGGCAAGAACCGGATGAGTTCCAAGGCCAACGTCGAGCGCATCAACAATACGACTTGGCAGATCCCGGTAGTGTCCTCGTCCAACCGCAAAGTAAAAGACGCCCTGCTGACTATCAAATCTTTCCCCGAAGCGGAACTGATGCGTATCCTAGAGGACGAGATCCTGCCTGATCCTAACGACGACCCCACATGGTCTAAGGCACACTTTGGGCGGCTAGGGTCTAACTATGGGCATGCTATCGAGCCTTTTATTCAGTACGTAGCGGCAAATCTACCCACAGTGGTGGCGTTGTTGGATAAAATAAACGAAAAGCTCGACACCGCCGCAGGTATTAAAAACACCGAGCGGTTCTGGTCGGCAGGGATAGCTATTGCCATCACGGGTGGAATCATAGCCAAGAAGCTAAAACTCCACGATATCCCCATCGAACCCGTCTTTGACCATGCGGTCAACCTAGTCAAGAACACCCGTAACCGGAACACCGAAGAGCTGGGCGGTAGTGGCGAGGACTTCCTTGGCGGCTTCCTGCAACGGCACTATCAGGACATCCTAGTTATCAACGGGAATGTGGACAAGCGTACTGGCCTAGAGCATGGCCCGATCCGTGAACCCCGTGGCAAGGTCATCGTCCGCTACGAACCCGACACCAAGATGCTGTTTGTGGTTAATAAAGAGTGGCGGGACGACTGCGGCAAGACTTTCATGGGCTACGAAGACACCCTGAATCCATACCGGAAGAACAAATCCTACGTTGGCCTGAAGAAGAAACGGATGCTTGCAGGCACCGCCATGGGTGCATCTGACGGGGTTATGGCCCTGGTGTTTGACACCTCAAAACTTGATTTCTTTGCAGAGGATGCACTCGTCAATGCGGATTCTAAATCTGACGGTGAAGATACCTTGGGAGTCGATTGAGCCGGGCATGTCGTTTTTCATACCGTGCCTAGATACGGAGAAGGCGGCGGCAGACGCTACATGGGAAGCTAACCGGCTACGCTACAAGGTTATTTGCAAACAAGTTATAGAGAACGGTAGATACGGCTTGCGTTGCTGGAGAGTGGAATGATATTCTTGGGCCTCACTCTCCTGTCTACCACAGATAGGTTCGCCCCGGCTTAGTCCGGGGTCTTTTTTATAACCCTGCTATTTCTTTTCGCATCTGAGGGATGTTGTAGTACTGCAGTAGTTCATTCTCTGACGCATCAATCTCGTCAATAACACGGCGCTTCTCTTCCCCGCTCATAGTGGGGTCAGATGAAACAACTTTGCGCAACGCACGAAAATCTTCCAACTGCTGATCAATCTTATTGATCGTCTTAACTAGAGCGTACTTTCTTAACTTATCATCAGTTAGATACGCATCTAATTCATCCACACGCCCGTCAGCCTTAAAACCGTTGATAGTAGCGTTCACTTCAGTTACACGGTCGCGCAGATCGTAGTACTGCTCCTTATATCCCCCCGGAACCTTGTCATACATAAACGTCTTAAAGCCCGGCATTTCATAAATACGACGATCTGGGCGGTTAGCAAACATCATGTTGGTCATATCCAGCAGAGTGCCACCCGCGATACCCGTATACCCACGGAACACATACTCAACCTTCATCGGGGACAAACCAGTCAATTGACCAAACATCTTAGCCAACTCAGCGGTATTAGCTGTGAACTGCTCGGATGCTTCTCTTTGCTCCAATCCACGACCCACAATCGGTGTGTTGGTAAAGAACGATTGGTTCAGTGACACTTCGATCAACGGCTTGATGAACTGCGGTGTTAGGTTCGGGCCAGTAATTGCATCGAATCCTGCGGTAGCGATTGCTTTGCGCAGTGCGGTTGCATCCTGTGGGCGCTCGGTTCCTTGGCTAACGATGTAGTTGTAGGTGCGCTCAGGAATAACTTTGAACAAGAAGCCAACTTCAGGAGCAACTGGTATCTTCATTCCCGTACCGGGGATGATAAAGTTTTTGTCTTTTTCAAAGTCACGCAGACCTTCGTACTCTTCATCGTCACCAGCCATCATTGCGTAAATGGTCGACAGCGCGGCAAGTTTTGCACCCGTACGCCAGAAAAGTTTAGCGTTCATAAACGGAATGATCTGACGGAACAGACCAACTGCTCGGTTAGCACCCTGACGCTTGAAGTTAATAATCTCTTGGGCACGGTAGCGTGCTAATAGCACGTCGCCTTCAGGGAACTGCTCAGATTTAGTCTCAGCCAGTGTGCGCTCATAAACGGACTTGCGCAGTGCGGCATCAGAAGCGATAGAGAACGACTCCATGAAGTTCACTGCCTTCTCCACGGCACCTCGTTGCTTCAGGCCAAACTCTTTCTCAATGTCTTCCTTTACACGGCCCGGCATCAGGTCGTACATACCCACGATACCTAACTGCTCAAGGCGTCGGGTAGTCTCATCACCAAAGTAAGCGTCCTTGTACCCCGCCAACACACTAGCCGCCGTCTTAAATGGGCTTCGTGTGCCTGACATAACCGTGGCTCGATACGAGTCTTGGAACAACTGACTCACAGCAAACTGTGGGGTAGCAGTAGTAGCTTTCCGTAAGAAGTTAGCAAATGACGCTAGAGACTTCAGCATTGGCATGGACAAACTCTCCACACCCTTAAATGCGTATACGTCAGCAATCGAATCTAACTCGTAGGCTTCGGGCTTACCGTCGCGGTAAACAAAGATCACCTTGTTGGGGTCAACCCCTGCCTGACCTTCACGTACTGGACGGATGCCGAGGTTTAGGCGGTTGAACGTGTCAACAAGATTCAGAGCGGCGTGATTACGGATAGCACTGTTCGTCATCCAAAAGGACAGACCAACCATGTTGTCAAAGACGTTGTTGATCTCGTC